GACATGGTCGCACTGGGAATCGGGGAAAAACACCGATGCACAGGGCGTTCTGGATATTGTTTTTGATTAAATCGGGGCTTTTGGAGGTGGGGAGGTGAATTTAACCCCCAAGCAAGAAAAATTCGCTCAACTGGTCGCAGGTGGGGCCACCTACTCCGACGCCTACCGGGGGGCGTATGACGTCGAAAATATGAGTGATCCAGCCATCAACACCGAAGCTGCCCGCCTCGCAAACGACCCTAAGATTTCCCCCAGAATAAAGGCCCTCCAAGAATCCGCCGCCATCGCCTGGTCCCGGGAATTGTCAATAAAAACAAAGCGTCAGGCCCTCCAACTGGCCCTGGAGAAAAAATTTTGATTAAATGGGGGCAGTCCGACCAGCCACCACATGCAAGGGCGTGCGGCGGACCGTCACGCTCTAAGATAAGGAGGCACAATGCAATACCGCAAACTGAATGAATTGAAGAAGCTCCCGAACAATCCGCGCATTATTCGGGACAAGCAGTTCAAGACCTTGTGCGACTCGATACGCGACAACCCGAAGTATTTCGAGGCCCGTCCGATTATTCTGTCCAATCGCACCGGGGAAATGGTCATCATTGCCGGGAATCAGCGCTATGAGGCGGCTAAATCCCTGAAGCTGAAGGAAGTCCCTACCTTCCTGATTGAAGGGCTTGACGAGGCCAAAGAACGCGAAATCATCATCCGCGACAATATCAGCAACGGTGAGTTCGACTTTGACCTGCTGGCAAATGAGTGGTCTGACCTGCCTTTGGTAGAATGGGGCGTTGATTTGCCGGAGGATTGGGTTGTAGAAGTTTTAGATTTTACATCTGGCAACGGAGAAAATAAACAAACAACGTACGATAAGTTAGGCGATAAAAAAGGCGGTGTTTTATTTAGTTTTGGAGAAATTCAACAAAGCATCCCTTTTGATGTTTACGAATCTTTTTACGCAAAGATCAATATGCGAAATGTGAAAGATTCGCTGATTAAGGAATTGAGTAAATGAAAATTTCCGTGATTGATTCATCGTATCCACTCAAAAAAATGCAATACGGCGTTTCCGCATCTTATCTCTTTTGGGAGTTATCGCGGCATGGAATCACGCCCACACAACTTGAATATTCTGATTTTGTATTCGTCACCATGCAAGACCCGCGTCAATGGCCTTATCTGAAATCATTACGGGCAAAGTGTCCCGGTAAAAAGATCATTATTGGCGGATCAGCAAGCAGCGCACCTTATTCTCTTGGCCTATATTGTGATTGTGTTGTGGTGGGGGATGGGCAAGCCTTCATAAATACCTTGATCGAATCGGGATATGAGGCGGCATCATCTTTGCCGAACGTCTATATTAATGGAGAATCAAGGCCGGTGGCCATTGATCAGAGCTTTCCGTGGAACTTACCGCCAATAATGGGTGACAACGGGCATATAAATATTTTTATTTCAAGGGGTTGCAAAAAGAAGTGTTATTTCTGTCAAACCGGATGGGCCTATGATTACCAGGAAACAAATAGTCCTGATTACGTTTTATCTCAGGTCCGATTTTGTAAGGGGAAGAAAATAACCTACGTTTCCAATGACCTCGGCCAATATAGCGGCATAAATTGTCTTGATAGTAATGCGGATGGTAGCTACTCCGTCGAATATATCTTGAAAAAAAAGATGCTCCCAAAGGCCCGCGTTGTGCGTCTTGGAGTTGAGGGCGTATCTGAAAGAATCCGAGAAATTATAAATAAGCCGATAAAAAACAATGATCTATATAATCTCACGCTTGCCTTGAATCGGGCCGGAAAATCCGTCAAGTTTTTTATGATGGCGGGATTCCCTTTCGAGACTGCCGAAGATTGGGAAGAGCTGAAAGCCTTTATCATGCGCTATCGTCGGAAAGAGCAAAAGGGAACGCTTGAAATCAGCTTTTCCGCATGGATACCGAGTCCGGCGACGCCGATGTGTATTCTTCCATTGAAAGATGATTATTGGAAAAGGTTCGAGGCTTTCCGGGAATGGTTTTTCAATGCCGGGTGGTCAAATAAAATCATATTACTAAATCTTGCAAAGCCAGAAACACGCCTCCAAAGTGCAATGGCTCACATGGGGTTGACTGAAAAGGAATTAAGAGAGGGAGGGAAGTGGGGGCCGAATGATCGGATCGAGTACCCATACAAGGACGCCAGAAATAGGGTGGCAGCCTCGATGTCCGGGAGGTTGAAATGCTAACCCCCAAGCAAGAAAAATTCGCTCAACTGGTCGCAGGCGGGGCCACCTACTCCGACGCCTACCGGGGAGCATATGACGTCGAAAATATGGCAGATTCGACGATTTGGTCGAGGGCTAGCGAACTAGCTGCAGACGGTAAGGTTTCGGGAAGGATCAAGGCCCTCAAAGAATCCGCCGCAATCGACGCCCTGTGGTCCCTAGAATTGTCGATAAAAACCAAGCGCCAAGCGTTGAAAATCGGCATCGACAAAGGTGATAGCCGGGCGATTATCCAGGCCAGTGAATCACTAGACAAACTATGCGGACTTGAACCAGCCCGAAAAATCGATATAACCTCCAGTGACGGATCAATGTCCCCGAACAAGCGCCGCCCGTTCGAGGACTTAACCGACGAGGAACTGGACGAAGAGCTTGCCAGGCGCGGCCTCAAGCGGGCCGATATAGGATTATGAGTTGGGAAAATGTCGATATTGTCGAAGAGGCCAAAATCCGTGCCAGCCAACGGAACCTGTGGGACTTTCGCCAATTCCAACATCCCAACCTGATTCCCGGCTGGTTCCCCCGTGTTTTATCCGGCAAGATCCAACAATTCTGGAACGACCTGCAAGCCGGAAAACGACCGATCTATATCATCTGCACACCGCCCCAGCACGGCAAATCCTCGGCAATTACCGACGCCGTGGCCTGGATTGCCGGTCAGGACCCGTCAAAAAAGGTTATTTTCGCCTCGTTTTCCGACCGCCTGGGGGTCCGCACCAACTTGGCCCTGCAACGGATATTTGACAGTGAGCGCTATCAACTGGCCTTCCCGAAGACCAAGATCAACCAAGCCAACATTGTCACGGTCAGTAGCCAGTACCGCCGCAATAGTGAACTGTTGGAGTACGTCGATCAAGGGGGGTATTTTCGCAATACCACGGTTGGGGGGCCAATTACCGGGGAGTCACTAGATATTGGAATAATTGACGACCCCATCAAGGGCCGGGCCGAGGCGCAGTCCGAGACGATCCGCAACAAAACCTGGGGCTGGCTGATGGACGACGTTTTTTCCCGATTCTCCGATAAAGCCGGGCTGTTGCTGGTAATGACCCGCTGGCACGTTGACGACCCGGCAGGGCGGTTGCTGGCCAATCGTGATGACGTGACCTTGATCCAATTCCCGGCAATCGCAGAAACCGACGACGAATACCGCCGGGCCGGTGAAGCTTTGTTTCCGGAATTTAAGCCACTGGACTTCCTCTTGGAACGTCAGGCCGAACGAGGGGCCGCATCCTGGGCTAGCCTGTACCAACAGCGGCCAGTGGTCGAGGATGGTAACATATTCAAACCGCAGAACATCGAGGTAGTCCATACCATACCACACGGGATAACCTGGGTTAGGGGTTGGGATTTGGCAGCGACTCGCAAGGATGGCGACTGGACCGTCGGAGCCAAGTTGGGCCAAAAAAACGGAGTGACATACATTGTCGACCTACAGCGCATCCAGGGAGGCCCCGAGGATGTCGAGCGGTTGATAGTGCAGACCGCCCAGCTTGACGGTTGCCGACAGTCGATACCCCAGGACCCCGGCCAAGCCGGCGTCGCGCAGATGAACTACCTATCCAAAAAATTGCAGGGCCTTTCGTTTTCGTTCAGTCGGGAAACAGGCGACAAGGCCACCCGGGCAGAACCGTTCGCCGCCCAGGTCAACGTCGGTAACGTGAGAATGCTCCGGGCCTCCTGGAACGAGGCCCTACTTGATGAATTGCGGAATTTTCCCTTCGGCAAACATGACGATATTGTCGATGCGTGCTCCAGGGCGTATAATGAACTTGGAACGACATGGAATTACAAGGAGTTGTTATGAGCGCTTTTGAAGATGGCCTAATTAACGTCAGAAACCAACTGGCCCAGCGGCGTTCTGGGATTGCCACCAATATCGTCAATGCCCCGCGGGTATCAATTTCCGAGCTACAGCAGCTGAACAAACTGGGTGTCTGCCAGCAAATAATCGACATCAAAACGACCGGGGCCTTGGACGATACCCTGGCCTTCGAGTCGGACACGGCGGAAAAGTTTTACCTCGACCGGCTCGATGTCTTAGTCCGGGAGGCATGCCGCTACATGTTGGGCTACGGCCGGGCAGTTGTCCTGGTAGCACAGCCTGGAGTTGACCTGTCCAAGCCCCGGCAAGGCCGAGTCAATCCCGACAAGGTCCGTTTGGTCGTTTTCCCCGGCTCAGACGTGACGGCCAGTGACCCGGTGGACGACCTGTTTGATGAACGATTCGACCTACCGAAAACGTACCGAGTCCGGAATCAGGTAATCCACTGGTCGCACTTGGTGGACTTTCGCTATGTCGAACCTCCAAGCAGCGAAGCCCAGGTGTATAATTTCGGCGGAATTTCGGAACTCGAACTAATCCGTAACGAAATCGTCAATGACCAAATCGTCCAACGGGCCGGGTCTGCGATAATCGAGAAGAATTCAACGGTCTTTCACAAGATCAAGGGGTTCAAGGAGGCCCTGGCGGCCAACCGAGATAGGGACCTGATTAAATACTACTCGGCCCTGGCAGACCTCCGCTCGATATACGGTGACGGGATAATTGACAGTGAAGATGACGTTGTGTCCGTGTCTCAAACGCTGTCCGACGTTGCCGATGTGTCCCGATTGACCCTGCAACGATTGGCAATGGTCACGGGTATCCCTGTCCCGATGTTGGTTGGTCAGGCTGTCGAGGGCCTGAATTCCGCCGGGACTCAAGAACAAAACACGCTCCAACGGACATTTAATCGCACCAAATCCTTCCTGATAGACCCGATCAACGAACTGTTGGCGATCCTGGGTCAACCACCGGCCGAATTCCCGAAAACCAAGGAAGGCACACCGGCCCAGCAGATCGAATATGAGGGGAGGGTTCTCGATAACGCCGGAAAATTATTCAACATGGGTGAAGACCACCGCCGCTATTTGGTGGACAAGACGATCTTGCAGGAAGAGGATTTAGACGCTGAATTCCCGGGGTTCGACGATGGCGAAACGACCGAAACCTAACCGGGGTGAAAAGCTGGTACGTATGCCAGTACCCCCGAGAGCCCAGGAAGCGGCCCTTGTCCGGTTCTGCGAATTTATCGTCCGGCAGGTGTTCAATCGCTGGCGAAATAACGTGTTTTCCCTGACCAAATCCGAGATTGCCAAATTTGCCGACTCCGAAGCCGCCGCAAAAATGTTGACCCTCACCGACGATAATTGGGCAGTCGAGGCGCAAAAAAAAGCGGCCAAGGTCAAGCGCCGAATCCTTGCCCAGTTGTCCGATGAGCGAATCCAAGAAACGGTCGCCGAAATACTGCAAAAGGTTGACCTGTACAACAAGGCCACGTTTTACCGGGCTGTTTCCCCGGTCCTGGGTATCGACACCAAGAATCTGATAAAGGCCGACGGTGCCACCTGGGAGATCAACGCCCTGATCAACGAGACGGTAATGTGGATTCAATCACTCCGTGACAAGGCCCTTCAGGAGTCACTGGAGCATACCCTGCACCTGATGGCCGAGGGGAGAGACCTGGCTTATATCGAGACGACCTATTCCGTCCTCGAGGCCAAGCGGTTGCGCAATGCGTCAACTTTGGCCCGAAACCAGATCGGCAATTTCAACGGACTGGCAAATAAAATCCGTCAACAACACCTGGGCATCGAGGAGGCGATTTGGTCCACATCCGGAGATGACACCGTCCGGCCCAGTCACCGAGACAGAGACGGTAAACGGTACCGACTCGATGAGGGCTGCTATTCCAGCGTCGATGGCGAATATCTTTACCCTGGCCTCGATTTCAATTGCCGCTGTGATTCCTACGCCGTGATCCCAGAATAAAAAAAAAGTTGACAGGAACTTTCCATATTTGTATTAATATAAGACAAGGGGAGGCAAAATGGCACAGTCCATTATTTCCGGCCATTTTTTCGATGCAGTAACTTTTGACGTCGAGCAAAAAACAGCCGTATCAGTACGTGATGGCGTCCTGGATTATTTCGGGCATGAGCTCGGTCTGGAACCTGCAAATAAAATCTTCAAGGTCTATCGCTCACCTGCACAAATCGCAACCGTGGCACCGTTGATGGCAGGAATCCCCCTAACCAACGACCATGTGGATATCGGCCAGCCCGTCCCCCAGTCGGTAGGCAAGGTAATATCTGCCGCCGTTATTGATTTTACCGAAGGCGAAGCGTCGCACCTCGCAATAAAGAATACCCTGGAGGTGCAGTCGGACTTTCTGGCCACACTCACGGACAAGCGGGAATTGTCGTTGGGTTATGAAGCCCGGCTCATCGAAGATGACAAGTACGATTTTCGCCAAGTGGACATTCGACCGCATCATCTAGCGGTCGTTGATGCCGGTCGCTGCGGAAGCGGTTGCCGGTTTTTAGATCGTTCACCCAACAACGGAGACAACACCATGACCCTGGACGAATTGATCAAAGTGGTGGAGGCCATGGCCGCAGAAGTTGCGGAGCTAAAAAAGGCCCTGGCACCCGCAGAAGACCCAGCACCCGAGGCAGGCACTGACAACGCCACCGAGGAAGAAGAGGTCAAAAAAGAGGAAGAGGAAGCCAAAAAAGTCAAAGACTCTGCGGCCCTGGAAGCTCGTTTTCAGGATGCGGTGACCAAGGCGACGACTGAACAAGTGGCCACCACCCTGGCAATTATCGACAGGGCAAGACAGTTCTTGCCGACCGACTACAAATTCGCTGACAAATCCGGCAACCAGATCATGCGGGATGCCATCGCCACCCAGCACCCGGACGCACGGTTTGACGATGCGGAACTTGGGGTCGCATTCAAATTGCTTCGACAGCCCGAAACCAAGCCCTTCGCCGACTTTGGCCGGGGTAACATGGGCAAATTCGCAGAACTGAAAAACAAGGAGTGGTAATCATGGCGTTTAATAATCTTACAGCCGACATCGGGCCTCGCGACGCTGGCGAGGCTTTCGGGGACACCAATACGATCTTGTCCGCCCCAAACAATCAAGGGGTTGTAGGCCGTTTCGTGAAAATGTCGAACGGTAAACTAGTCCCCATCACTAGCAAAGATGACGCCTGGGCCGGGGTACTGTTGCGCTCGATTACTGATCCGGTCGATGGGGCGTTGCAGGAATACCCGATCACAGATTACTTGGTCGAGGGTAACGCATCTGTCGAGGCACTGCCCGTAGCGACCCTTCCGGCGGTCGGGGCCAAGGTGTTTATGACCCCTGACGGGCGAGTTGCCGAGGCGGCCGGTACCGGCCCCGCAAACACTGAAATCAACGCAACATTTATCAGAGAAATCAAAGAGAATGTTTGGTTTCTCCAAGTGGGGTAGGTATGGCGAGATTCGACAACATCACAACCGAGATACCGCCCGAGGGGGCCGGTGAGGCTTACGGCAACACTAATATCATCCTGACTGCCGAAAACGACGGGGCCAAAGTGGGCCGATTTGCGAAATTTTCCAACGGAAAGCTTGTCCCAATGGAGTCCGCCGACGACACACCAGCCGGGGTTGTCCTTCGTGATTTGACCATGCCGGTGGATACCGACCCCGACGATGCGCCCTTGGTCGATTATTTGGTCAAGGGTCTGGTCACCGTTGAGGCTGACCCCGTCGAGGGGTTGCCAGAAATCGGGGCGCGACTGTACGTGACCGCTGATGGTCGAGTCTCCGATGCGTCCGGTGACGAGGGAGGTGACTAATGGCAACACACCTGGTTGTGAAAAAAAGCGGTGACGATGGAGCCTATACCACTATCGCAGCGGCCATTGCGGCCACTACCAGCGGTGGGGTCGGTGATTGGTCCACCATCACCATTGCCGATGATGGAATTTACGATGAATTGATTGATTTCGGGGCCTTAGACTATGTCAGAATCATAGCAGCCGACAACTGCACCATCGCCCCGAATCCGCCCAACGTGGCATCCCCTGTGACGATGGGTTCCAGCGCCCCGGCCAACATTCAATTTGACGTGGCCAACGGGGCCAAGCCTGTGCTGGCCCCTGCCGCATCCCAGGCCGACAAACTCCCCATTTTTGCGTGGGGTCAGACTCACGCCGTGGACCTGCTAGTCAATGGGTGGAAAATGGCCCCAACTGCCGGGACCGGTTGGTTGATTGCCGAGGGTAAGGCCCCTGGAAGTGCTGTAAAATTCGACAGTTGCGAGGCCTCGGACGGCCCCTGGACAA